TCACCAACAAAATAAGGACGTACCATACGAAGAAGGTTGCGGCGGTTTAATGTGGGACGCGTGGGGTGGAACTGAAGGTATTGAATGGGCGCAAAGGAAATTAAAACAAATTGACAACCAATAATGGAATACTTTATTCAGTTTTATAACTTCAGGATTTCAATTCATTTATTGCCGCGCAACATATTGTTAGGCATAAACATTGGTCAAGCAATTGACGAAAATACAGAATTCCATAATTCAGTTGCAATTGGCTTAATATTTGTCGCAATTACGTTTACCCTATTTAATGAAAAATTATACTAAAATTTATTTGGATTATTTTGGGTACGGAATTGAAGATTTTATTCCGTGTGAAGTATGCGGGAACAAAGCGGTTGACATTCACCATATTGAAGCAAGGGGAATGGGCGGAACAAAAGAAAAGGACAGGATTGAAAATTTAATGGCGCTTTGCCGTTATTGTCACGTCGTAATGGGGGACACAAAGACACATTTGGAATATTTAAAAGATAAGCATAAAGAAAAATTAAAATATAGTTAGTTAGTGTAATGGTAGCACACCCCTTTGAAACGGGGGGAAGTCAATGTTCAAATCATTACTAACTTCAAAAAATGGAATAAATGGCAAAGATTAAAGGCGACAGTCAAAAGACTAATTTCGGAAAAAGAAAGTGCGGACACGCGAAGAAAAGTTATAACAAACACAATCCACGACCAAAGGCGTACAAAGGTCAGGGAAGGTAAAACAAAGGTATTACAATGGCAAAGGAAGTGAAACAGAAACACGGTGGAACATTAAAGGTTCTTCAGAAAGGCGAAACGGCAAACCCGAACGGGCGACCGCGTAAGTATGTCAGCCTATTAAAAGAACAGGGGTACAAATTAGCCGAAATAAACGATTCAATTCAGGTTTTAATGTCAATGACTGACAATGAATTAATAAGCGTTGCGGGTAACCCTGAAGCGACGGTATTAGAAAAGACAGTTGCAAAGGCAATCATTAAGTCAATGAATAATGGCAGTCTTTATTCAATGGACACGCTTTTGTCACGTGTATATGGCAAACCAAAAGAACAGGTTGACGTACAACAGGATTCACGAATTGAAGTTGTATTTGTTGACGGCAAAACAATTCTGTAAATGCGCATTGAATTACCAACGCCACACGTAAACCAAAAAAAGATATTGGACGCTGAAAGGCGTTTTGTTGTCGTTATGTGCGGACGTCGTTTTGGTAAGTCTGAATTGTCGCAAATACTTATAATCAAAGAAGCGTTAAATGGCGGACAGGTTGCATACATAACACCGACATACGGATTGGCGCAAGTATTCTTTGAACGCCTTACAAAAGTATTACCATTTAAAAGTAATATTTCAAAGCTGAAAATCTATTGTCCCAACGAAGGGTCAATTGAATTTTTTACAGGTGAACGATTGGATAATTTGCGCGGTCGTAAGTTTCATTTGGTTATTGTTGACGAAGCTGCATTTATTGCGGATTTAGAAGACGGTTGGAATAATAGCATACGCCCGACGCTGACCGACTATGAAGGGAAGGCGGTTTTCCTTTCAACACCACGCGGCAAAAACTTCTTTTATTCTTTGTTTATGAAAATGGGCGAAAACGATTGGCAAAGCTTTAAATTTAGCACATACGACAACCCGCATATTAACCCGCGCGAAATAGACGAAGCACGAATTCAATTACCTGAAGTAGTATTTGAACAGGAATATATGGCGAACCCGTCCGAGAATAGCGCAAATCCTTTTGGCAACGCATTTATTAAACGCTGCGTCAAACCTATTTCAGCGCAACCGATTGTTTGTTATGGCATTGACCTTGCAAAGTCTGTGGATTTTACAGTTATAATTGGGTTAGATAAGGACGGCAACGTGGCGTATTTTGACCGCTTTCAAATGGATTGGCATAACACCAAAGAAACAATTAAAAGATTGCCACCTGCGCCAATTGTGGTGGATTCAACAGGGGTTGGCGACCCAATATTGGAAGATTTACTTCGCGAAGGAATAAATATTGAAGGGTTAAAATTTACAAGTCAATCCAAACAACAATTAATGGAAGGTTTAGCTTCAGCAATCCAACAGGGACGAATCGGATTCCCTGAAGGTGTTATTGTGGACGAATTAGACGTGTTTGAATATCAGTTTACTTCGCACGGCGTAAGGTATTCAGCGCCTTCAGGATTCCACGACGATACGGTTATGGCTTTGGCTTTAGCGTGGCAAAACCACAATATCAAACGAGGTTCAGGGCGTTACGCCTTCGCTTAACCGTTTATCCTTATTATTTACCGTTCATCACAATTTTAGAAAATACTTTGCAAAATGTTTGGAAGGTGTATAAAACCTGTGTTATATTTGTGGAACAAAAGAAAACAACTATGACAAACTACAACAACACTTATTCAATTTGCAACTTAACTAACAAAGAAATCTTTTCTGAAGAATTTGCAAAACAACCAATTAACGAATTCTTTGCAAGTATTATGACTTTATTAGTAAAAGATACACACGAAGGCAACGGTTACCAAAGAGTTGAAAAGGCAATTCAAAATTCATACACAAAGGACGCACAAAAGAAAATATTTTATACACTTGGATTATTATTAGAAAATTATAAATAACCCCCAACAGGGGTGCGACTGTCCAACGCACATTTAAAACTTATAACAATGCCAAACAGACTAAAAACACAACAGGACAAATTAAACGAACATTATGCAGCAATGCAAAAGCAATACGCAAAGGACAGTATTAGCTTATTAAATGCCGGTATCATAATTTTAACCTGCTTAATTGTGGCGGGAATCCTTGAAAATTTATAATTATGCCGTATTCAACTTGCTGCGGTTCACATACCAATTACCCTGAAATTGACATTTGCCCGGATTGTTTAGAACATTGCGATTGGGAAGAAGAAGACGAAGACGAAATTGATGCTGACAATCAAATTGAACAGGATAAAATAAACGCATTATAAACTTACGCCGCCTGAAGAATTTTTAATATTAAAAAAACAAAGATAGTAATTTGGTGAACTTTGGGCGGCTTTTTAAAACTAACTGTATGTCAAAAAATCAATATTTAATGGGTCAGGAATATTTGCTTCGCCTTGAAAACGAATGCTTAATTGAAAAGATTGCAAAGATTGAAAAGGAATTGGGATTAAAAGAAAAGGAAATTAAAGATTTAAGAATTCAATTAAAAATGATTAATTTAGCAATGGCAGACATTTCTTAAAACTTATACAATGATTAAAAACTTTGAAGACATAACCTGCGAATTAACGCCTGACGAAAAACGTTTAGTGCCTGTAATTATCAGGGGTTTAAACCTGAAAAGCAAAGCCAACCCAATTAAAGGCGCGGAAATAGTCGCAGCAATTAACGGGCAAAAAGAAAGGTACGGAATTAAACAATTTTCTGAACCGCGTTTGCGTAAAATCGTTAATTTTATAAGGTCAGAAGGGATATTGCCTGTTATTGGAACGTCAAATGGTTATTATGTATCATACGACCCGGACGAACTAAACGGGCAAATTGAAAGCTTAACGCAACGCGCTGACGCAATTATGTCAAGTGCTAACGGATTAAAAAAATGGATTACTATTTAGAAAACGGTTATAAGGTATTCACAGAAGAATATCATTTAAAAAGGGGGTATTGCTGCAAAAATGGTTGTCGGCATTGTCCTTATCAGAAAAAAGACTTAACTTTGAATTATGAAATGGAACGAATTGACCCTTTGGCAATACCAACAATTGATGCCAATAATAACAAACCCGAATAAGGATTGGACTGAATTGGACAAAGAAGTTAAATTATTGTGTATTGTCACAGGTTTAACAGAACACCAAATTGACAGTTTAAGCATTGAAGACTTAAAAGAACTGCGCAAAGATTTGGCTTTTTTAGACCAACCAATTGAAGGGAAGCCGGTTGACTATATTTCAATTAATGGCAAACGATACCGTATTAATTACGATATTAAAAATATGCCGTCAGCGCGTTATATTGAAAGCAAGGTATTTAGCAAAGACACTTTGGGTAATTTACACAAAATAGCTGCGTCAATGGTTATCCCGCAGAAAAAAAATTGGTACGGGAAATGGGTTGATGATAAGTACGACGCAAGTAGACACGAAGAATATGCAACCGATATGCAGGAAGCAAATTTTATACACGTTTATCATTCGTTGGTTTTTTTTTATCAAGTATACAGAAATTGGATAGAAGTTTCGCGGGATTATATGAAAGCTCAAATGATGAAGACGGGAATGACGACGGAACAAGCGGATTCGGTGGTGTCGCTTTTATGCGAATCTATGGGTGGCATTATACCGCCAAAATTGTTGCCGAACACGAAAATATTAGAACTTCAGAAGTTTTTGAAATGAAAACCATTGAATTTTTGAATACAATGGCGTACCTGAAGTCAAAAAATGCTTACGACCGTGAACAGGCGAAGCGAATTAAATAAGGCAGTTGTGTTTTTTTTTGAAATAAGCGAAAATTACCCTGTGTTTTTACACGGGGTTTTTTGTGCGGTATTTAGAACCAATTTGACTATTTAATGGTATGAGTGAAGCCAAAGCACAGGCAAAAGCATTAAAGGAAGGTTTTTTAAAAACAATCGGTGAGCAATACAACCTTATTGACCCGACCGAATTTCCTATTGCTGAACAAATGCTTATATTTTACGGTAAACAGTTTAACGACGAAGTACAAAAGAATCTGACTAAAAGCGGTTCAATTGCTTCAGGCAAAATTGGGGATTTAGTTGCACCAAAGGTTAAAAAATTTGGCAATGATTACGAAATGTGGTTGGGTTACGACAAAGATAACCCGGCTTCGGTTTATTATAAATATGTAAATAAAGGGGTTAAGGGTGTTGGTGGTGCAAATGCAAGACCAAAAAAGGTTTCTTCAAATTCACCTTACCAATATAAGACGCCATTCCCAAATAAAAAAATGGCAACGTCAATTTTGCAATGGTACAAATTAGGTAAGGCAAAGACGACAAACGAAACACAGACAAAGAAATTAAGCGCGACGCAAAGAAAAAACAGAAAGCTTAAACAGACTGTAAATAAAGCAACTTCATTAAAAACATTGGCTTACGCAACTGCTTCAGCAATAAAAAGGGACGGTTTACGTACGACTTCGTATTTTGATAACGCAATTAAAACTGTATTTAATAAAGATTTTTTTGCAACAATGGTGGCGGCTTTTGGTGGCGACGTTCAACTTCAAATTAGACAAATTGGTAATAAAATAGAATCAAGTAATGGCAATAACAATAAATAGTCAACCGGCTACGTTCCCGAGTATGCACGACGACCTTTGGTTTGTGGCTTCTTCAACAAATGTTGGGGTTACAAACTTTAAATTCGTGTATGATATTTACATTAATGGCGCACAGGTAAGCCGAAACAAAATATTCCCTTCGCCTTCTGCGGACGGAAGTTATGGCGTTTTTAATGCTTCACCAATGGTTCGTTCATACGTGACAAACTATTTTGAACCTTCAGGTACGACGGTTTTAATGGCTTCAAATAATAAAATAAAGGTTGATTATCAGGTGCGTATTGGCGAAGAAGTAAGCGGTGCGGTTATTGCTAATTTGGCTTCAGGTTCTTATTCAGCATATAATTATTACGCGCCTTTATTCGGTGACATTTTCACAGAAAACGGCGATATTCCTTTAGTATTGTCAAATTATTATGATAATTTATTAATTGAGAATTACACGGACGATTGGTTAAGCGACCGCGACAATTCAGACATTACAATTGAATATGGTGACCAATTTTTTATTACATTTTTAAAGATTACCGGCGGTTCGTATAAACTTTGGGTACAACCTACAAACGAAGACGGAACTTTTGGAACTGCGGTTAGTGGTGACCTTACAATGTCGGGACAATTTAACCTGTTTAATTTTCAGGCTGCGGCGATTAACGCGTGGGCGGGTTCAGATATTATAACCCAAAATACTTACGGGTACAATGTTTATATTACGTTGGGCGCTGCGGTTACAAGGGTTTTAAAATTCAGACAAGTTTGCAATCCTAAATACAGACAATACAACCTTCATTTTCTTAATAGGTT